TGGATAGAACTATCTATACTAGGGGAGACTAAGTTATTCACCACATTAACCTCTAAGTTACCATTTGTATAACCCTCTTCTGTGGGGAAACGAGTATAAGCAAAATTCTCGACATAAGTAATTTCACCAACTTCGAGAAATGGAACTGATTGGCCCCACCCCACAACGATTTCAAAATCATCACACTCAGCAATGTCAATTACTCGACTATATACTGAATTATATTGAATATTGGCTCCATGTGAACGTGGATCCCATCGCAACAAAATCTTACCTTTGTGAAAGTTCGATTTGACGATTTGAAATCTGTATTTTATGCTGCCTTGCCAATAACCAAATGGTACAGCCATATATGCCATGGGTGTGGGGTGAATTTCTGCACCGTTAACTGTATAGAGATTGGGAGTAACTTTACAATTCCACAGCATCGCGTCGGTTACTGATTCTGGAAACATAGTAAAAGAAGTCAGATAGGACTCACGTTGGACAAACCTTGATATGTCCATCTGATCTTCTCCATCCAAACCAACGGTGCGAGAATCAATAGTTAATTCTTGCTTAGAATCTAGAGATAGCTTCATAACAGCATCAGCTGCGTCAGTATTAGACATATTCCCTGTTGGTGTGGGTTTTTGTTGTACAATATCGGTAACAATAGGAGGGCGTGAATAACCCCAATGTGTAGCCATACCGGCTACACCTTTTGCTACCATTTCTGTCGCCCTGGCATAGGGTGCGATAGAAGGTACGCTGGTTAGTTTCCCAGCGGCTTGCGCTACTGCAGACGCGGGACCGGAAACGATTCCCTTACCATATTCATCATTCGAATTAAGCACACCCGACTGAGGAGTATAATCCAAAGCCGTAAGCGTGGTCAATGATGTAGGCATAGTGAGTTCGACGTCACTAGCCCATGCATATACGGTGATGCTAACGGGATCGTTACCTTGATTGGCATGTGCTAAATTGCCAAATGACTTTATAATCATGTCTCCGAGAGAATCTCTCCTGGGACCACTTAGTGATAAGTAATTCTCATGCCAAAAGAACGGCAAATCGAGTTGACCACCAGTGTTATTAGTGGGATTTAAGAAGAAATGTGGCTTTTGAGAGGCAGCAACAAGATCTTGCTGAAGAAAATTCCTCTCTATAGTTATGTCATCATACCCAGAGTAAGGGTTATAGGACACAAGTGCACGACCATAATGAAAGCCAGTGCCAGAGATTACCATTTTAACGTGTAATTTGCTCCTATATAGTTCATAGTTAGCAATTTTCTCTGATACACGGGGGTCATTCAAGAACAATGACCAAGGATCAAACCTCTCGAAAAAGGGCTGATCCACAATCCAGGAAAAATCGGCAATTCGTGTTGGCCGACCTAAGAAAGATCCCAATGAGGAATCTCCCGAAGCACCCAATTTCATGGTAGCATCCATGCCAGAACCAATTTTCGTGGTCCAACCAGCATCTTGCTCATTAAAATCGGTAATTTCTTCTGAAAAGCTTGCGACTCCTTGTTGTTGGATGGTGCCAAGGGAGCCAGATTGTGGAGTTAAATTAGAGAACTCCAACTCTTTTGTAATAAATAAATTTGTGTTACTAAGCGGTTTGTTGGTACGGGTCCAATGGTTGCTTACACCAATGGCCTATCTAAGTTTTTGTGCGGTGGTTGCCGCGCTCCTAGAAAAGAGCAAGTCCATAATATTGCAAGCGTAAGTGTGATCGTAAACTTCAAGCAATCAACTACTTCCGTAATCAGTACAATAGATGTGATTTTGGTTTCCCCTTGGGGTAACGCTGACACTCACAAGCGCCTACGGAACGTTTTAAAGTGCGTCGCACTGTGAACTCTCTAGTAGAGTTCGACAGAAATGTGGTCTAGGAATACTTCGAACTTGGAGCATAAAATAAGCTCGCCGAAGACATCCACCACCTTGAAACCATACTCTGTGTATATGATAGCATACACACAACATTCAGGACGCAATATATGGAAAACAGATGCGTACTTTTTGGCTTGTTTCTTAGCCTTAGTATATTGACCAGATCTCCCAAGCACCCTTTTACATTCAATCACGAGTAGAACATTATCGCTTTCATATAACAAATCACCTGCACCGTATTCTTGAGCTATTATGACATATTCTTCACGTTTTGGTTTACCAAGAACTTCTTTAACTCTATCAATAAGAATTTGTTCGGTGGAAGCTGCCTCAGGAGGCAAAATTGGCGAAGCCAAGGGATTGGTTAGCTCGCTGGGCTCCGAATCGGAAGTGTGGGTAGCAACATCAAAAATATCAATATCAATGGTACCAGATTGTGTAGTGAGATCTCCATATTTGTCTTGCCACATAGTGACGCGATCATCAAAAGTCAATTCAAGATCTAAAACGGGTAAGTTTGCCCGTTGGGATATGGTTTTCATTTGTTCTCTGCGGTGTTCATACACTTCACGACCATGTGCGAACCATTCGCGCAGAGCTCCACTAATGTTCGTTGATGCCACCTCGTTGGGTGTCACAGCTTTGGATTTAGTAATGGAGTGGAGAGATTTAAAAATACTATTCTCTTCTAGCATGCCCATGTTAACACCGAGAGCGG